TTTTATTACTAAATTATTCTTTTTTATTACTAAATTATTCTTTTTATACTAAATTACTCTTTTTATTACTAAATTATTCTTTTTTATTACTAAATTATTATTAAATTACCCTTTTTATTACTAATTTATTATTCTCTATTACTAATTTAATAATTATTAGCTTGTTTCTTATAATGAGTAGATACTGCACTGCTGCATAGTCTCGTTAAATAAATTGCTACCATTAATAAATTAGTAATGCAAATCTTGAATTCTATAATTATTTTAAATGTTGGTTCCAAATATAAGCATAGATAAAAATGGATCCAACACTTTTAAAATAATTATTTAAATCTATAATGAATCACTCAGGAAAAAAATTGAATTGCATAATATGATATATAAATATCATATTATATATAATTTTTATATAAGTATGGATAAAAACAATAGTAGTAATGATTTAGATTCAGATTTAGATTCAGATTCTGAATGTGTAGCGATAGGTATCGACCTTGGAACGACCTATAGTTGTGTTGCCGTATGGAGTTTAGCCGAAGATAGGGTTATCGTTATTCCCAATAGTATGGGAAATTTTACTACCCCTAGTTATGTTGCATTTACAGATGATGAAAGACTTATAGGAGATGCAGCTAAGAATCAAGCTGCCTTAAACCCATTAAATACTATTTATGATGCTAAAAGATTAATTGGTAGAAAATTTAGTGAATCAATCGTTCAGAATGATTTAAAGCATTGGCCATTTAGTGTAGTTTCCTCTAGTAATCTAGACGATAAACCCAAAATATTAGCTAGATACAAGAACACTGATAAATCTTTCAGTGCCGAAGAGATTTCATCCATGATTCTTTCACATATGAAAGAAATTGCCGAAAAATTTATCGGAAAACCCGTCAAAAAAGCTGTTATCACCGTACCAGCCTATTTTAATGATTCTCAACGTCAAGCCACTGCTGACGCTGGAACTATCGCTGGTTTAGAAGTTTTAAGAATTATTAACGAACCTACTGCTGCCGCATTAGCCTATGGCCTTGGCGATACCAATATTAAAGACCGAAATATACTTATTTTCGATCTTGGTGGAGGCACTTTCGATGTCTCTATCCTTAATGTCGATGATGGCGTATTCCAAGTCCTAGCCGTGCATGGAAACGGACATCTTGGTGGCGAAGATTTCGATAACCTCTTAGTCGATTATTTCCTTTCTGAATTCAAAAAGAAGAACGCAAAAAATCTTAAAGATGATCCAGCCAACAACAAAAAAGCAATTCGACGGCTAAGATCAGCTTGTGAACGCCTTAAACGCACGTTATCCTCTTCGATTTCTGGTGTTATCGAAGTTGAAGCTTTTCATGAAGGATTAGATCTTTCATCGACCCTGAGTAGAGCAAAATTCGAAGATATTTGCATATCACTCTTTAAAGAGACCTTAGTTCCAGTCGAAAAAGTATTAATAGATGCCAAGAAAGATAAAAAAGATATTCATGAAATTGTATTAGTAGGTGGCAGTACACGTATACCTAAGATTCAGAGTTTATTATCAGAATTCTTTAATGGTAAGAAACTCAATTTTAGCGTTAACCCAGATGAAGCCGTCGCCATTGGTGCTGCAGTTCAAGCACATATTCTAACTGGTGGAAAGAGCAAGAAATTAGATGATATTGTATTAGTCGATGTAACTCCCTTATCACTTGGTATCGAAACCGCTGGATCGGTAATGACCACCCTTATTCCTCGCAATACCACGATTCCAACCAAGAAAAGCAATACATTTACTACGAATGAAGATAATCAAACACATGTTACTATTCGCGTTTTCGAAGGAGAAAGACAATTAACCAAATTTAACAGATTACTAGGAAGCTTTACATTAACTAATATTGCACCTGCTCCACGTGGTGTACCCAAGATTGAAATTAGTTATGATGTTGATGCAAATGGTATTCTTACCGTTAATGCACTTGATACTGGAAATAATAGAGTTGAAAAACTTGTAATACAAAATGATAAAGGAAGACTCTCCAAAGATGAAATCGAAGCCTTAATTAAAGAAGCCGAAAAATATGCTGATGATGATAGAAGAATTAAAGAGAGAGTCGAAGCACATAACAGCCTAGAAACCTACATTTACTCTTTAAAAGCAAACTTTCTTCAAAAACCAGAGATTTTAGAGAAATTAAACAACAATTATTTTACAGAATTCACACTCCTTAAAGAAAAAATTCAAAATGTTTTGACATGGCTAAATGATAATCCTGATGCAACCAAAGAAATGTGTGATAGTAAACGCAAAGAAATCGTAAATTTAGCTAATCCCTTAATGGACAAGATTTATACTAATAATAACAACACTAATGATACTAATAATGCTAACGCTAAAGCTAAAGCTAACAAAGACGATAAAGATATTAATAAAGATGAACCACATATTAAAGATATTGATTAGCTTTAAAGGTTATGATAGAGTTTTTTCTCCCAGGAGCTGTCATACAGCCTCTTTAGGCTGACAAGACCCTAGTCTACACCGAATGAGGGGGCTTGGCACATTTTTAGTCTCTTTAGTCTTTCAAAAAAGGGATATTGGATTATTATTCTTATCGATTAGATCGAAATCTACATAACTATGCGAAAACTTAAATAATGCAATTAGATTAGCTAATTCATTCTCACTAATCTCTTGACTCTTAATAATCTTAGGAGATGACCAATCATCTCTATAACTTTCAAGCATTATTACTAATTTATTATCAGTATTGTAACCAACTATTGCTTTTGGATCCCGAATTTCAAACCATGGAATATAAGAAGGTTTAGCTGGCTCTAGATCTCTATGTTCATCTGGATTGAAATATAGACTATCAATGTTTATACCTAAGATTGAATCGTAAGGGGTACATCTATTTTCTTCTAAGACTAGAGCAAAAATAAATGGTGTCCCTACATTCTCCTTCAAAATTCTTTGAATAAATTTTGCACAAATATCTTTTTTATAACTACATAGAAAACAAAAACCATCATCCTTATTGTAACACTTTTCACAACATTCAATATTGCATTTTTTACACTTCGGTAAAGAAGAATAATATATGGAAATATCAGTTGTTCCACAAGAAAAACAAATATTACTTTTACATTTACTACATTGATCATAATAGAGATTTTCAATATTACCTCTCATATTGCCGATGATTGAAACAATATTCTGCATTTCCTCTTTTCTTTTATAAAGGGAGTAAATGATTAATTTAAAAAAAAAATAATATCAATTTTAAAATTGATATAAATAGTTTTATATATTAAATCTTAAATCTAAATCTTAAATCTTAACAATGGATGCATTAACAAAAAAGATGATTGATAGTCTTACACAGACTATGAGTCAATTAAATAACAAAGTTGCACACTTAGTAGATAGAATCGATAATATGGATGCCAAGTTAGATCAGCTCTCCTTAGTTTTACTAGGGGAACTAGAAACGAGACGTTTGCAGGAATTACGTAAAGGCGATTGGTATTCGCAATACATAAAAGAAGAGAAAGATTATAGAATAAAAGAAAAACTTAGAGAAAAGCAGTTAGAACAAGAAGAACAAGAACTGAAGAAAATTAGAGAAGAAATTAGAGAGATACAGGAAAAATGGGCAGCTATGAAATCGAACCGTCACTTCTATGAACGAAATAGAGGTTGATCTATTAAAAGTTGTGATTTAGTAGTTCCGCCCTTACGCAACATCATAATGAAAATCACATGGTACCTTTGCTGCTATTGTAGCATTAACGCACGGTTGACGATACTGTTGTTCGCTCCTGTCTTTTTCTCCTTCTTCTTTTCCTGTTAGTTTTGTCTTTCACTCTCTATCATTATAATAGCTATTATAACTATCTATTATTTCCTGTTCTTGTCTTTGTATTGCATTTTGTGCTAGAACTGCAAGATAATTGGCTTGGTGCTGCTGAAAAAGCAATTGTTGTTGCTGTTGCTGTTGCTGTTGCTGCTGTAACTGTTGCCGATAATTTTGTTGTTGTACATTAATATTATAGCTCTGACTATTATTATATAGTGGTTGAGCTATATATGTTTGATAGATTAGATTCTCATTTACTTGATTATTACTATGGTTTCCAGTACTATGATTATTGCTATTACTGAAATAATCACTATCATTCTTAGATGTACAATAACAAATAGTTAGGATTATCGAAACTGCAATAACGATTACTATTACTATAATTGCAACTTCCATTTATTTATTCTACTTATTGCTTGTAATAAAGCAAAATAAAAATAAATAAATTCATTTTTTATTTTTATATACATAGAGATAATATAGATAAATGACTCGATGTAATTGTATCGCAATTACAACTCAATTACAATGTATGAAAAATGCAATTCCTGGTGGAACATTGTGTGCACAACATCTTAAAAAATGCACCAAATTAGTTAATAAAAAAAGTACAGAAAAATTAGAACAAAATATAGTCTATGAAACTAATCATAAAAAAGAAGATAAAAGTCCTAAAAAAGAAGATAAAAGTCCTAAAAATGATATAAGTCCTAAAAAAGAAGATACAAACCCTACAAAAAAAGATAAAAGCCCTACAAAAAAAGATAAAAGCCCTACAAGAGAAGATAAAAGCCCTACAAAAAAAGATAATGATATACAAAATACATTATTATGTAGTAACACTAATAATCATATTGAATCACCTTTAATTATCACAACTCTCGATGAAATATCCGTTAAAAATAAATATGGTAAAGAAGGGAAAATATTAGGTAAAGGTGCGTATGGTACAGTTACAGTTATTGGAGATAAGTATGCTCTTAAAAAGATGGACAATAGAGGATTTGAAGGAGTAATAAGTTCTTCTATTAAAGAGATTGCAACTTTCGTATATCTTGGGTCTTTTCCAAATATTGTTAGAATCTATAATGCTAATATTACTCCATTTCACAATACTGTAAACCTTTTAATGGAATTGGCCGATTATGGATCACTCGTAAGCTTCTATTCTTCAGAGAATATGCCAAAAATTAATACTCCTGAGTTTAAATCGATCGCTTACCAATTTGTAAGAGGTGTCGCATATATGAACATGCTCGATGTCGTACATAGAGATATTAAACCTGATAATGTCTTAATCTTTAAATGTGATAGCAGTATTAAATATATAGTAAAGATAGCCGATCTTGGTCTTGCAAAATCTCAAACATGTAACCTTAGTCTTGATTTAACCAACCCCGTCTACACTTTATGGTATCGTAGCCCTGAAATTTTATTAGGATCGACACAATACACTGATAAATCCGATTCTTGGGCTTTAGCTACGAGTATGTTTGAAATGGCTACTAAATATCCCTTATTCCCAGGTGAAAGTGAACTTGACGAACTTTTAAAGATTGCCTCTACCCTTGGACCTCCTTCTGAACAAGATTTTTCAACTGTTAAATACAAACAAGAATATTTCACTATATTTATGAATGAATTAGATAAGAAGAAGCTAGAAGCAAGAGAAAAAGAAAAAGGAAATGGAAAAGGAAAAGGAAAAGATACTGATACTGATATAAATATTAAGACCACTAAGGCAGGTAATAATAACATACAGAGTCTACTCTATAAAGCATCCAAAAATGAAAGAAAGAAAGATGAATTAGTTGATCTTGTTAGTCTATCAGAATTTAAATCCTTAATAGAGAATGGATTAGTCTATAATCCTAATAAAAGATCGAGTTCTGCAACTCTCTTACATCATCCATATTTTAATAGCATTAGAGATATTATCGAAAATGATAAAAATCTTAAATGTCTTAAATCACCCGTTGTTATACAAGACTTGCTGTGCAAACAGAAAAAATGCCTTATACGCAAAAAATATAGTATACCACTCTCACATAATACTAACCTTATCAATATACAAACGATTAATGAGATTACTAAGACATATACTGAATTAGGTGAAAAATCTTATATGACAAAGACTGGATACATGGCTTTCTTTATCTATTTCTCTTATTTAAGTCTGGAGCTTAGAGTTATTGAATCATCCCACTTAGTCTACGCAGCATCTTACTTTATAGCATCGAAACTAAATGATTTTTCTATTGTATCAGTAGATCAACTAACTAATTATTTAAGTGTTAACAGGAAAGACCTTTTAAAGACGGAGAATAGAATATTAACCTTATTAGGATGGGACTTATACGTATCAACCTCTTATGATTTCCTTATTGAATATCTAAATGCTTTCGATAATGATACCATTAATTATAAATTTAAAGAACAAGTACACTATCTAGCTCCGAGATATTTAATGGCATCAGTCGCTCTTGGATTTGAATATTATCCAGATTTAATAGCCTTAGCATGTATTAGAAAAGCTTTAATTGATTTGGAAATAACCGGAAACGATAAATTTTTTACAGATAATGCTGAGTTAGAACAACCATTACTGTTCTTAAAAATAAATATAGATAATCTTCAAAAGATGTTCTTAGCTGATGATATGGACTAAAGATTAAAAAATTATTTTTATGAAGAAATGAAGCCAGAAAAAATCATTCATCACACACACACAAACATTAATAATGTTCCCTCAAACATTCAAAATATACTTGATCTACAAGATTATAAAGATGAAGTCAAATCGATCGAATTAGTTGTGCTAATGTATTACCATCTGCCGAAACAGATACATTACCTTGTGCTGGTGTACCATCAAAGTCGGACCCAACTAATCTTGCTACTTCACTATATAATGTAGTCATCTTATACATTATATAAATAAAATAAATCTACCACAGGTTATTTTATCGAAATGATTAGAAAATCTACTAAGGGATTAGATTTAATTAGGTTAGATTAGAGCAATTCATATTTACAAGACATCTTCTTTAAGTCTGAAATAGCCCATGTGCATACATATTGATTATCAATCTTTACAAATTCACGATTCTCTGTGCATAAAGAATACACATGTTCCTTCTTTGTCTTAACTAATCTTTTATCTTCTGCTAATTCTCTCGCCTCTTGTTCGACTTTTTCTTTGCTATTCCAGACTGGATGATCCGGTCTTACTATTAAATCTCCTACTTTAACGAATTTGTTCGCCTTTCCAAACTTTATGTTATTTACTACCTTTACCTCCCTCCTATCTTTATTTAAGACTATATCACCCTTTCTTACATGTTGTATCTCTTTTACTATTCTTTCCCTAGACCCATTATCAGA